GTCATCGTCTTCCGCGCCCTCTTCGCCCTCTTCGCCTTCCTCGTCGGGCTCGCCCTCTTCGTCCGGTTCGCCCTCTTCCTCGTCGGGCTCGCCTTCTTCCTCGGGCTCTTCCTCAAGGCTCTCTTCCGCTTCAGCTTCGCCCTCGGCGGCGCCTTCGTCGGTGTTGGGTTCAGCTCCGCCCGGCAAGTCAAGCGCTTCGTTGAGCGCATCCATTACTGTTGGTTTCGGCATTTTATGGTCCTACGTGTGGGGCTATGGGTCCTGCAACCGAAACCGGCGGCGCCCCTGTCGAGGGGGTCGCAGAAGGCGTGCCGGCTCCGGCTGCGGGGGTTGTGGGAACCGGCGCGGGTGCCGGTACGTCGGGCTGCGCAATCGCGTTTGCCACGTCCGGGGTGATTTCTCCGCGCAGGCTGATGGAAACGGGCGGCTTTGGCTGCTGCGGCGGCGCACCGGAGCCGGGCGAGCCCGGAGCAGCGACGCGCGGCACGAAGCGGTCAACATCCGACTCGTCGCCAAGTCGTACCATCGTCTCTTTTATGAGTTCGATGAGGGCGTTGGCCAACGGCTCGTTGCCGAGGTTCAACGCCTGTTCAATCTGTCCAATCAACTCACGGATGAGCGGCAGGATAGTAGCCCAAGCCTGTTGGTCAATGGCTGCCTTCGGCTTGCCGGTCGTGCCCGCCTTGATTTCCACCTCTACCAAGGTGAAAAGGTCTTCAATGTCCATGCCCTCGGGCCAAAACGCCTTGGCGCCGGCCATACGCTGCACGTCGCGAGTACTGAAACACTGCAGCGATTGCTCAGCGGTGTACTGCGCCATGTCATTTAGGCACCATTCGAGTTGGTCTCGGTCTGACGTGGTGCGCGCGTTGGTGCCGGACTGCTCGATGTTGGCTTCGGTAGCCGTCTTGGGGTTTCCCGGCGCGTTTATCGCGGAGCTGAGGGCTTCCTGTACGCCGCTGACACGCTCCATGTCGTTGAGAATCAAAGTTGGCTCGAATACCCGCATATCGACCGGGGAAACCGGCTTTGCGGTGAAGCAGTTCGCGAGCGGCATGTCAGGATCGGCCGGAGTGATCGGCACATATTCCTGATGCTTGGATTTTGCGAGCTTTTGCGCCTGCTCATCGTCAATCATCGTCGCGTTGAACAACACGCCGGGGATTGAGCGCTCGCGCATGATGCGGAAGTTGCTGCGCGTCGCTGAATACTCGTCTTGCAGCTTGTACAGCCGCCACGCCAATGACTGCGGGTGCCGCGAGCCGTCTACTTCGTAGAAGCAGAAGTAAAAATAGGGGTAGAAGCGCGATGTTGGATAGGGCGGCTCATACGGTTCCTTCGCCCACTTCCTAACGCCGTCAATCATCGTGTAGATGCGCTTGTCGCGGCGGTCCCACTGCTCCACTACACGCAGGAAGGGCAGCGATTCGCCTTCCGTGGGCGACTCAGTGAACGCCTGCGCACTCTCAGCCGTCAGAATACCCTGCGGCAGTGAGTTGTTGGTCTCCCGGTTCGTCAGCTCCATGGGCGCAGTCTGGAAGTACTGCTTAGCCTGCTTCACATCCTCGGGCTTGAGGCGCCCCTCTTTACCGCCGAAGCGCTCCAACACCTCTTCGCGGTCCATATACATTTCGTTGGCTATCCAATTCGCATCGAGATAGTCAGAAATGCACGTCACGTCAGTAGATACCTGAATCAACTCCGTTGACACGTAGTCAATTACAAACATCTTTGTGACGGCCAACTCAAGGTCGCCTTCGAGCGCTTCGATGAGGGCCTTTTTCTCATCGAGCGCGGCGTCTAGGTCATCCTCGTTCTCAAACTGGTTGTCTTCCAGAAGTTGCTTTTGGGCTTCGAGCCGCCGCATGGTCTCGCGGGCATCATTGAGCTTCGTTTCAACTTCCGGCTGCGGTACCTTCTCCGCCATCATCGTGCATTTGAACCAACCCTCAGCGTTGGATAGCACGGAGCGGACAGCCTTACGGGCGCTCTTCTTGAGCTTCCCCCTACGCCACAGATGTGAAATCACAATCTGTAGCGTTTTGGCAAACTGGTCCATCTGTTCGGTGCCGGCATCGTCCACTTGGGGCGACTTCGTACACGACACATCCGGGTCACGCGCATAGAGCAGCGCGGTAAGAATGTCGATGAACGCACCAATCAGATTGGTTGTAACAGCCCATGATAGATCGGACGTGCCGGCGGCATACTTCCGGTCCAGGGCGACTTGCTTTCGGAATGGCTCGTCAAACTTGCGGGCTTTCTCGTACCCCGCCCAGCGTTTGCGTACCAACCCCTCTTCCTTCAGCTCATCCTTCTTCTTTTTGGCCTTGGGGTCGTTCTGCGTGGCGACCGCATCCGCGTCATTGATACCGCCATCCATGGCTTGACGAGGGTCCGTGAGGACCCCCGCCACTCCACCACGGATACCGTTAGATGCACCTGTGTTGGATACTGCCATGTTACTTCAGGAAGCGGGTCGCAGCGATGGCAAGGCCCGCTGCAATCGGCCAATACTTCATGACGAAGGCTTTCCCCTTCGACACGTCCTGTTTCGCTGCCGTTTCCAACGCCGCGATGCGCGTATGGAAACCATTCAACACCGCGCCTATATCGAGCAGCTTGACGCCGGGCGGTAGTGTGCCCGGCTGGCCCGCTGCCTGCAATCCTGCGGGCGCGGCCGGCTGGGGTGCGGCGGCTGGGGCCGCCTGTTGTGTTTGATCCGTCATTGTGTAGGGCTCCTACGTTGTGGGCTTGTGGTCCCGCTTCGCAAGCAGGGCGTCAAGCTCCGCTTCCTCGGCAGGTGTCAGCACCAACGGGTCGGTACTCGCTGGCGGCTGTATGTGCCCGCTGATGTTGTCCGTAATGTTTGGGACAACGGGCGCCGGAGCGTTGTTATCAACCAACGGCTTCGGCGTCACGGGCGGAATGATCTGTTGGGGCGGCGGAGTTGGAACCGGGGCGGGTGTAGCCGGTGCCGCAGGTGCAGGCGGTTGGGGCTGGGGCGGTTGACTTGCGGCATGCCGCGCGTCCGCTGCGGCGATGGCGTCAGCCGGGCTCAGAAAAGGCTTGTCCGCCCCGGCGGCTTTCTCGGCCGGAGTGAACACACGGTTGGGGGTGGCCGAGGGGGTCGCGTCTTCATCGGTGAAGATGGGAGGTAAGCCGGGGCGAAAGGTCTTCATGGGTTACTGTCCGTTCCAGCGCTTGGCTGTGATAATGACGTTGGTGCGGCTGTCGGTCACGACCGTCCGGCCCGCAATCTGCGTTGTCATCGTAGACGCAACCGGCAAATTGGCCTGGAAATTCGTCGGATAGCCGGGAATATTGGTTGTCTGACTCACGGGAAAAACCTCACTTCGGGTTGCTGTTCGCGGTCGTTGTGCATCAGCCACTTTTCGGTGTACGGTATCAGGATATCCCGCTTGGGCGTGGATGGCAATTTGGCGTCCATCATTTTGTCAACCCCCCTCCCGATGAGCCCGCAGACATCCGCCCCGTCATCGAAGCGCCCGCTAGGGAATTTCACGAGCTGATCTATCACCCGCTCCGCCCAAGGGCGCTTCAGCGGGAAGTGCACCGTGCCGGCTTCCGCCCGCGCGTGGAACGCCTGCAGCTTCACCCCTTTGTCTTGCAACGAGGGTAGGTGCTCGATGCTCACGAACTTTTGCTTACGGCGCATTTCGGAGCGGATGAAGGGGCCTATGCCCTTGTCGAGTGTGCCGCCCTCGTTCCACCACTTACGGGGCTTGTAGAGACCAACAAGCCGCAGGAATTGCTTCACTGACTCGTCAGTTTCTTTCTGCCCAAACCACCAGTCTACAAACCAAAGGTCTCCGATCTTATCGACACCAACAATGCCGTGCTCCGTGTAGTCGGGTTCCTTCTTGCCCTTCTGGGGCTCCATGGTAGCGTAGTCGCTCGCACCATAGATGTTGAGTGTACGCGGCAGGCAATCGAGCCCTTCGTAGCCTCGAATTATCATAGGTCCATCCGGGGCAAGTCAGGGTCATACCGTTTGAACATTTCACGGTTGAAGTGCACGCCCGTGAACGGCGCCGGCCGCTGTTGGTAGAGCGCCGCCCATGTGCGAGCTGCGCGCGGGTTGTCACGCCATGTTGACCAGTGCTCACGCGGCCAGTGCTCCGGCCATAGAAACTCACCCGGCTTGCGGCCGAGTATGTCGTCTTCCCGTTCGGCTTCGGCCGGAATGCAGAGTACTTCCCACTTCTGCCCGTCACGGCACAACATAACACCCGACTCGCCGTTGTAGTCAAGTGGCAGGATTGAGCCGCTAAGGTCTTCCTCGTGCCAACGTGTTTGAATGATGATGCACGACATACGCGGCTTCGCGCGGGTCATCACCGTGTCAATGAATTCGTTGTATGTCTTCTCGCGGATGGTCGGGGAGTCAGCTTGCTCGCGGTTCGCAACCGGGTCATCTATAACGAAGAGGTCCGCACGGTTGCCGGTGATGCCGGACAGCAAGCC